TTAGGACTCGCGGGTCGGATTGCTTCGGCAATCTTTGAAGTCAACTTTACACACAAGGAAACATCTATTATGATGAATCATAAAGGTTCCACTCAGAGGTGACTCTGATTGAAAATCGGGTGAATTGCTGGGACACCTGACGGCTTTGTATTACAAGGCGCAAGGCAATCAGCAGCCAAGTTTACTTAGGGTCTCTACTAACTATAGTAGTGTTAAGTAAAAAGGTTCAACGACTAGAAAGTGATCAACCCTGAAATAATCTTTCCACGAGCGCCCGACTCTCGTAACAACCACTTCTTAAGAAGATACCTAAGAATGTGCTTTAGCATAAGATCCTTATCTCGCGTAAAATGCAAGAGGGATGGTTTAGAAAAGCACAGAATTCTACCTAAATGTATGGGTGGAACTTACAACCCCGAAAACGTAGTTTTAACTACAAGAAGAGAACATACAGTTCTTCATTTAGTACTTCATAAAGCTTTCCCCACTAATATAAAACTCGCTGAATGCGCCTCCTTAATGAACGGATCCAAAGGGTCCAAGTTCTACAAGTCTCTGGAGTATTGTCAGAAAAACGAGGAAAAGTCAAAACGGATAGCTGAGTCTAACAGAAGAAGGGAAGTTTCTTGGGGTCATAAAATTTCCAGCTCCCTAAAAGGTAAAACCAAAGACAAGGAGCACAGAGGTAAGATAAGTAGCACTATGAAAGAAGTGTGGAAAAATAATCCCACAATGATTGACAAGTGCTCTCGTAAAAACTCTACCCATAGCGATGAGTCAAAGCGAAAAATTTCCTGTGCGATATCAAAACAAAGATGGTACTGGAAAATCGAAGGTACAGAAGTGATTAGAACTCGGTCAGAAAAACACCCCGGCGAGGGGTGGCAGCTGGGCCGTAATCCGAGATGATGATATAGTCTGAACTTTACAGAAATGTAGAGAAGTAAAGGATAAAGAGCCTTTACGATAACAAGTTGCTACAACAGACTTATGCAGGTGTGGATTAATTAGGGTCCCAACTTCCAAACAAAGTTGAAAATCGGGTGAATTGCTGGGATACCTTAGTTTTGCTTTTGCAAAACAGGCAATCAGCAGCCAAGGCCCCTAGGGATAGGGGCAAGGTTCAACGACTAGATTAAGTAGCCTAGAACAGGCGAACAATCCACGAGCGCCCGACTCTTTGCTCAAGCAAAGATGATGATATAGTCTGACCTGTATGGAAACATACAGAAGCAAAAGATAAAGAGCTTTTGCGATAACACTGGCCAATCCTCACAACACTCGCACAAGGCTTCATGCTCCCTTTGGTGTAGGGGAAAAGAAATTGGGTGAACTGCGGGAAAGCCTACTTTTGCTTAGCAAAAGGGTCAATCCGCAGCCAAGCTTCCGGTACACCGGAAGAAGGTTCAGAGACTACCTGGGGGATTTAGTTCCCTTAATAACAGGCTAGAGCGCCCAACGTTTTGTAAAGAAACGATAAGATAGTCCGACACTCTGTGTAAGCAGAGAGAACATATTGTCCACCAACATTGCGAATTTTATCGCACCGGTTGTGGACACCCCTACCCGCGCTGGGAGAATTCTCAGATTTGGGAAGGAGCAGTTTGCTATAAACGATTTCCGTCGTGCTTACGGAACTAACATCCCATACGTCCAAAGCCGCTACGACTCTGAGCCTTATGCTCTAGAGCAGGAAGTGGTCGCCTGGGAATTGCCTGAAGAGGTAATTGAAAATGCCGGGGAAGGGCCCGCGCAGGTGGATCTTCGCGCAATCGAAACCAGGAATGCAATGTCCAGATTGATGAACAGCTACGAGTACACCGTTGCTCAAGCTGTTTCCGTCACCGCGACTTACAACCCTTACGAGCCCTACAACGGAACCGCAGGTTCCCAGACCGGACTCGGTTTCACAACCTGGACAAACTTCAAGACAGCTTACGGCTCCGTTGCTGGAGACGCCGCCTGGTCTGGTGCTACTTCTAACCCAATTGAAGACATCCTCACCCTCAAGCGTGCAGTCGCCAACCAAATCGGTATCCGTCCAAACTCCGCAGTCGTCGGTACTGCCGTGTTTGACCTCTTGCTGACCAACGAGAAGATCCTTGATCGTATCAAGTACACATCTGCAGACAGCGTCGACACTGACGTCATTGCTCGCTACTTCGGTCTTGAGCGTGGCCTACGTGTTGCCGAAGGTCGTTACTTAGCGCAAGATGGAACCCTACAGCCGGTATTCCCAGCTAACGGTATCCTTCTGTTCTACAGCCCTAACGGTCCTTCTGATTCCATCATGCCTGCTGGTGGTGCGAATGCTGCGACTCCTGCCTTCTCTTACACGTATCAGCTCACAGGCACCCCCGCCGTCCGTCCCGAATACTACATTCGTGAACGTCGCGTTGTGCGTGCTGAAATCACAATTGAACGTGTGGTTAACCTGGTTGGCCTCGGCGCAACTGGTCTTATCGGTTCTGGCGCTATGATCACCAACATCCTATCCTGATAAGGGAAGGTACTAAGGAGGTGACCCAATGGCTATTCTCAGACCGATTACAAAGTCTCAGTACGAAGTTAGCTTCGTAGCTCCTGACGGACCCACACTAATCGCCACGTTTACAAAATTCAGCGGAATCAAGGATTCCTCAAGTAGCAGTGACTACGCCAATGGTACTGGTAACCGTATTTACAAAGTTGTAGGCCCCAAAAAGGTAGACAACATCTCCCTTTCTGCTCCGTACGATCCCACGATCTTCAAGCAG